ATGGCAGTCGTTCGCGAGTAATGTGGAAAGCGTACGAGCAACGCCAAAGTGATGTCATGTCCGAGATGGAACAACTGGTCAAGCGCGTCATGGAAGAAGCGAACAGAGAGACCGCGTAATGGCAATTAATATCCCGATCATTTCAGAGTTTGACGGCAAAGGGATTAAGAAGGCTATTGCCCAATTTAAGCAACTGGAAACCACGTCAGAGAAAGCCCAGTTTGCGATTAAAAAGGCGGCGGTGCCGGCAGCTGCAGCCCTTGGTGGTTTGGCGTTGGCTCTTGGTGACGCAACCAAGGCCGCGATGGAAGATCAGCAGGAGCAGGCGGCGTTAGCGCTTACTTTGCAGAATGTAACTGGCGCGGGAGCCGCGCAGACCGCACAAATCGAAGATCAGATCAGCGCAATGAGTCGAGCGTCTGGCATTGCTGATACCGAGTATCGCAAGAGCCTTGAGGCTTTAGTGCGCGGTACAAAAGATGTTGATCTTGCCATGAAAGACATGAATCTGGTCATGGACATCAGCACAGCGTTGCAAATGGATTCGAGCACCGTTGCTGACGCGCTTGCCAAGGCATATCAGGGCAACTTTAAGGCGCTCCGATCATTGACTCCAGAGATGGCAACAATGATTAAAGAAGGCGCAAGCCTGAACGAGGTCATGGACGTGCTAGGCGGTACGTTCGGCGGAGCAACCGCAACCGCAGCAGACACCGCTGCAGGCAAGATGAAAATCTTGTCTAACTCCATTGGCGAAACCAAAGAGTCAATTGGTGCGGCGCTGTTGCCAGTAGTTGAGGCGGTGCTCCCGATCTTGAACAAGTTTGCTATGTGGGCTCAAGACAATCCGCAAGCATTCTTGGCTATCGCTGGCGCAATCGGTTTAGTCGCAGCCGCGATTGTGGCAACAAACATTGCTATGGCGCTCAACCCGTTTGCCCTGATTGCTGCCGGCGTAGCGCTACTGGTAGCCGCGCTCGTTGTTGCTTATAACAAGTTTGAGTGGTTTCGCACAGGCGTCAACGCAATCATTAACGGCATACTCGGCGCATTTGAGTCCGTCGTTAACGGTGCAATCATGATGGTCAACGGCATTATTCGTGCTTACAACGCCATCCCTATTGCGCCAGACATCAAGACCATTCAGCATGTCAATTTGCCGTCGCTCGGTGGCACAGCAACACAAGTTGCTAGTCGCATGAACCTGCCGCGCATGGCTGAAGGTGGCATTGTGTCAAGCCCTACGCTTGCGTTAATTGGTGAAGCAGGCCCAGAAGCCGTAGTGCCATTAGACCGCATGCAAACAGGCGGCGGAATAACAATTAACGTCACAGGCGGACTTGCTACAAGCGCCGAGATCGGTGAGTCGGTCGTTAATGCTTTGCGCGCTTATTCGCGTAGCGCTGGCCCGTTGCAGTTACAGGTGGCCTAATGCCTGGCGTAGCAGTTCTTGAATCTGGAAATTATGACCTAAAAATTTCAACCGGATTTAGTACTGACGGCATAAAACTTAATGACCCAATTAAAGCAATTTTAGCGGGTTATGCAACTCTTGTTATTCGAACCAACCTTTTAACTAACCCAAATTTTGAGGTAAACGCAACGGGTTGGGGCGGTACGGGCGCGGCGTCAGTTTCAAGAGTTACAACTGATGCTTACATTGGAACCGCTAGCGCTCAAGTTGTTTTAACTAATCCGGGTAACGGTGCAGGGTTGCAAAACTTTGGTAACGCACCTATTCGAGTAAAGGTTTCGCCTAGCACGACATACACAATTAGCGCTTACGTTAAACAAACAGCAGGCGCAAGTATGGCTGTTGACATTGACACTTTTTATTACAACTCGGCGCAAACGTCAATAAGCAGTAGCGACGGCCCAAACACAACTTTAACGGCCAATTGGCAACGCATAACTAGAACAATAACAACGCCAGCGTTAACCGAATTTATGGGTATAAGTATTGGCATTACGGGCGCTGCCGTAGGGTCTTTTACATATCTTGTTGACGCTATTTTAATTGAACAATCCGCATCGGCTTTACCGTATTTTGACGGAACCTATGCAGACCCGTACACGGGTTACACGTTGACAAACCAACAATGGAACAGCACACCAAACGCTTCGACAAGTAAAACCGTTTGGGGTTTAACTACCAGTTTTGTAAATTCAGATTACGTTTTAGATGGAACAACAGATTTTGCTGACGTGCTTAATTCTGTCTTAAACATTAATGTGCGGCGCGGTCGCCGTGACGTCGGCGATCAGTTCAGCGCCGGCACAATGACATTTACCATCCAAGACGTGGACGGCGTATTTAACCCGTTTGACGAAAATAGCCCGTATTACGATACGCCGCAATCTAAGCCTGGGCTTGCCCCATTGCGCGCTGTACAGCTCATCCGTTACAGCAGCACCAATGTGCCAGAATCATTGTTTAGCGGTTATGTCGTCAACTATGACTACAACTTTGCTCTTGGCGGTTTGGACACCGTGACCGTGTACTGCGCTGACCAGTTCTACCTGCTCGCACAAACATTCCTAGACACGTTTAATGTTGACCCAGAGACATCAGGCGAACGCATAGAAACCGTGCTTGATTTGCCCGAGGTTGATTTCCCTGCCGGCGCTCGAGACATTGCTACTGGAACGGTTGATCTAGGAAGCGTTGGCGCGTACACGGTGCCCGAGGGAACAAACGTGTTGCAATACCTAACGCAGATCAATGAAACCGCCGAGTTTGGGCGTTTGTTTATGTCACGCGCTGGGGTGCTTACATTTCAAAACCGTATTGGTAACACGTTGAGCGCGCCCGTCGCCGAGTTTAAGGATGACGGCACAGGATACAAGTTTGATGGCGTGGGCATTTCGTTTGAAGCGGACTCCGTGGTCAACCGTGCGGTCGTCTCTGGCCTAAGCGGGTCAAGCCATACCGCGACCGACCCTGCATCAATTGCCACATATTTCATTCAGACCGTCAGCATTACTAACAGCCTGTTGCATGATGCTGGACAAATTCAAGACGCCGCCGAGTACCTGTTAAACCCAGAGCCCGAACCGCGCTACACGTCCGTGGCGACCAAATATTTGATGCTGACAACAGCCCAAAAGGACACCTTGGCAACGATAGATATTGGCGACACGATCAGCATTGAAAAGACGTTCCCAAGCGGTACTGGCACGACGCAGTTGGCGCAAGAGTTATCGGTTGAGGGCATTGAGCATCGTCTGGATTTCAGTACAGGCCATAGCGTTCTTTACAGCACCGCACCAACTACCATTGTTTTTGAGTTGTTATTGGATAACGCGATATATGGCGTACTTGACGCCTTAAATGTTTTAGGATAGGAGAACTATGGCAATCCCTGTAACTTTTGTAGCCGGCGATATTCTTGAGGCTCAACAACTAAACGACAACTTTGACGCCGTTTACGCGGGCTACACGTCTTTTACACCGACTATTGGCGGCTGGACGCAAGGCAACGCAACCTTTGTTTCGCAATACGCGGTTAACGGTGAAAGTGTGCATTATTTTGGTTACTTTTTATTTGGGTCAACTAGCGCAGTAACCGCTACCGCGTTAACAGTATCGCTACCTTTCGCCGCAAACGTTGCACCTAACTCTTTAGGCCTTGCCACGTTTAGCGATGACAGCGCATCAAGCACAGTCGCAGGATATGTGCAAACCGTTACAACCACCGTTATGAATTTTTATTGGTTAGACCCCGAAGCGGCACCAATAGCAGTACGCCTTGAACCTTGGCGAACTGGTGTTACTTTGCCGTTTACCTTTACTACTGGTGATTATGTTTATTGGGATTTGACGTACAGAAAGGCATAATCATGATGGAAGAAACCAGCGAACAAATAACAGAAACAGTTACCGATTTAACGTTTGAAAAAGAAATTCCCGTTGAGTGGCAATGGGAACGTTTGCGTTTAAAGCGTGACGCACTTTTAAAAAAATCTGATTTCCGCATAGTTTCTGATGCCCCTTGGGATATTCAACCTTGGCTGGAATATCGTCAAGCATTGCGCGACTTACCAAAAACAAACAAAGACCCACAAAAAATTATATTTCCGACTTTGCCGGTATGACATGGCGGTTGAAGTTGTGGTTGCTTTGGTCGGTGGCGGTTTCTCTGTGGTCGTTGCGCTCATTCATAAACTCATCAAAGAAAACAAAGAAGACCACGGCAAAGTTCACCAAGTCCTTGGTCGAATAGAACAAAAGATTGATTACCATGTTGAAAATCACCAATAAAGACAAAGCAATGCTCGCTAGTTATGCGCGCTCACTTATTGGCGCACTTATCGCCGTTTACTCGACTGGCGCAACAGACCCACGTGACTACGCAAAAGGTGCAATCGCAGCAATCATCCCACCAATTATGCGTTGGGTAAACAAAAACGATCAGGCGTTCGGGCGTGGCAACAGCCAAAGCTAACGCCAACGCACGGCCCTACACAGGCAACAGCGACGGCCCATCAGCAGGCCCACGTGCCGGCATGAATGAGTTTATTAAACAAGTGATCTATCACTCAAATGGCGCGTTGTGGAACAACGGAAGTTACGGTCGGCGCGACATGAAAGGCAAGCCAGGCAGTTTGTCTGTACATGCCACAGGTCGCGCAGTTGACTTGTCGTATCGTGGAAGCGCACGTAGACCGCAAGCGTCACGTAAAGCTGCTATGC